CCATTGTAAGAAATTTTCATCAGTCTTGATCTCTTGGAAATCAGGATGTAATGTTGTAAGTTCCTTATAAGCACTTTGAACAACTAAATCTTCTTCTCGCTTTTTAAGAGAATCAATCTCACCACGGAGATCTCCTGCTCTTTGTTCTGCTTGCATAGATGCCACAGACTCAACAACTTTGTATACATCAGGATACTTTTGTCTAAACTCCGTTATTTCTTCAGGAGTCGTTGGTACTTGTACTCCAGTATCCGAAACTTTGTTAGCAGCTTCCAAAGCATCACGCTCTGTTTTCCACTCTTCCAGTTTTTTGTCATAATGTCTTTTTAGGTCATCATAACGTTTTTTGTAGACAGTGCCACCTTCCTCTTTTGTTTCAACAAAACTTTCATTTTTTGGAGTGGCTTCTTGCGAAGTGTCCGTTTCATCTTGTTTTGCTTCTTGCTCTACCTGTTGTTCCTCTTCTTCATCTTTGTAGACATCTTCACGATATTTACCACGATACAGACTAGGTTCATTTATAGTGCCAAAAGAATCATTTGGTTTATTAGCTCTTACGCCTTTTACTTGTTTTGCCATAGTTTTATACCTCATCTTGCAGTGCCACTGGCTGTGGGTAGCTGCTTCGGTTTGTTAGGGCCAGTAATATTACTGGGTAGCTAACGAAATCTTTTCATCAAACACTTAGTTGTGGTGATAGAAATGATTTTTTATCAGGTTTACCCTGAATACTTTTTGGTTTTAATTTAGGAGGTGGTTGTTTACTCCCTAACCATTTCAATGCTTTTTCTGCTCTTTCTTGTTCATAATTCTTTGGGTTGTTAATTCTACCTATTATACCATTTTTAAGAGCATTGGTTATACTGTTTGTCTTATCATATATACTCATAAACGTTGTGTATGGATTCTTTTCTCTTGTTAATGCACCTAGATGATATGCAGAATACAACACAGCTTTATCTGTCGGATTAACTTTTTTGTAATTAGGAAATTTTTTTTCAAATTCATTGTATTTAGTATTTAACACTATCTTATTAACTTCATCAAGCTCATCGTCTGTTAGCATAAAATTTGGATCTTGCTCAACTTGTTTGCCAATCTTGCCTGAATACGGTAACAATTTATTAAACAAAGAATCAGAAAAATTAAAATTACGTAAGTCTTGTTCGTTATGTTTTCCTAAATCAAATCCTATTCCTATAGTAAAACCACTTGTGTTTGTTGGAACGTTTCCTTTTCTAGGGTCTACCTTTGAACTTACTTCTAATAGATTTAATAAATCGTAAGCTTCACCTCTGTCTTTTGCTAGATTAAGATTACCTTTTCTTTCAGTTATAAGATTTCTAAAGTCAGTATATTTTTTTACTTCAGCAGGTCTTTTTTCTACACCTTGTAATCGTTCTTTTTCTTGTTCTTTTGGAATTAAATCTTTGGGTTTTTGCACAGGTAGAGGTGGGGTATCTTGTTTTTCTTGTGGTGATAAGAAACCTTTTATTTTATCACCTAATTCATCGACAACAAACCTACCTAAGTCTTGCAGAAAGTTACTGTCATCTGCACCCATGATATTTGATCTGTCCTCAACAATATCACCTTTTGCTTTTCGTATAAATCCACCACGATTTGCTTGTCTTTGTGACTCTTGTTGTCTGCGTTCTACTTCACGCTTACCACGATTATTTATTTTTTCTAATTTGTCGTAACCAATTTCTTCTGCTATAACTTTGGGTACATAAACTTCGTTTCTAGAAACAGCGAGTTGTACACTGTTCTTTACTGGTATTTTAGGGTTTCCGTATTGAATGTCAACCCCTTTTTCTTTTAAACTGTTAATTGCTTTAAGAATCATGTCAACAATATCTTGTCTACCTGCAAATTCAGCAGCAGGTGCATTTATTATAAAGTCACCTTCTTCTGCTTCCATTGGTATGTCATCTGCTATAGTTTGTTGATCTGTTGCGTTTCCTTGTGGTGCAATGAATCCTGCTCCCTGTACGATTTGAGATACACCCTGTTGACTAGCAACACCACCTTGTTGTTTTGGAACTTCTCCTCCTTTTTTAAAATCAAAAGTACTTTCTGTGTCTGAATCGAAGTCAAATCCCTCAAAGCCACCACTATCAAAGTCATTGCTATCAAAGTTATCTGAAAAATCAAAAAACGGATCATCTGCAAAAGTCGGAGTATCTACAACTGTTGGAGTTTCTGGTCCTGCAGGTCTTTCTTCATCTGCTAACTCTCTCATTTCTTCAAAAGTTTTTTGCATTTCGTTTGGAGTTCTGTCATCAAAATTAACATTTCCGTATGTTTGTTCATCGTCAGTAAGAGTAATATTTTGATCGTAAGCGTAATCTTCAAACGATGGTAAATCTTCTTTAAAGACATCAGCTATTGGTGCTGTTCCAAATATAGGATTAGGAGTAAAAGGAGGATCTGTTACTGTGTAATCATCACCGTATATATTACTAACAGGGTTGGCAATAGTTGTTAAAAAATCTGTTGTTTTTGGAGTTGATGTAATTACTCCTGCATCTATTTGACTAAGTAAATTTTGTGCCTGACTACTAGTTATATCTTTAGCTTGTGCAATATTTCCTCTTAAACCACTAAAACCAATTCCAGTTCCTGTAGTTATCATTTCCCCCATGCCCTTAACAAACCCTGCACCACTTGTAGAATAATTTAAATTACCTTGAGAATCAATAGCTACACCTGTCACTGCTTCATCTCTTCCAAAACCTAAATTAACCTCACCACTATCCTCATCATAAATTCCAATTTTGCTTAATTGTGGATCAGCTATTCTACTAGGGTCAACATCTGCAGGACCAAAAGGAGTCGTGCTTTTTGCAACGAATGGACTGACTAAACGATTTTTAGATACATGGCTAATAGCATCTTGCATATTATTAAAAACTTTTCCGTCTGGCGTAGCAAATGGACCTGTTGCTGTGGATTCTGCGTATGTGCCTACCGAAGTGTTTGATATGCCTAAAGCATCCATAAAAGCAGTACGGTTTTGGCTTTGCTGTACTCCTTTTCCAAAAGCAGGAGACGTGGTTAAATCTATAATATTTCCTGTTGATAAATCTTGTATTTGAACTGCACCGTATCCCTTCATACCCACTGCCGCAGCTTCAGTATCTACTCGTTGTGCTTCTACAAACTTTTCACCCATTTTATTTGCAAGTGTACCCATACCTGTTAGGGGAGTAAACAAAGTAGCTGCATCCATCATCCCTGCAACTCCGGGTACTTTTGTAGCAACCGTCTTACCTGATACAGGACTTACATCTGTGATTATTTCTGAAGGACCTGTTACAAAAACTTCATATAATCTGTCACCAACTCTATCAATAAAACTTTTTTGTTCTTCACCTTGAGCATTTACAGTTGAACTTGTTTCTATTTTGTCAACACCATAAGCAGATTTTCTAAGTTCAATGGCTTCTAGTAAATCAGGTTCACTTAAATCGTAATCAAACGTAGTTGCACCTACACCCCCCACATTTGTAAGAAAGTCTGACCCCTGATCAACATTCATGTCTAACGATTCAACAACATTGTCATCAAAAGAGTACTGTTGTATAGCACTGCCTGATCCTGTTGTCGTTGTATACTGTCGGCTAGGTAAATCAGTTACATTACTAACTATTTTTCGTACTTCGTTGTTTATGGATGTGGGAACGTTATAAGTTTTATTACCCTCTTGAATTACAACAGAACCATCAGGAAGTACAATTGGTCGTGCGTCAGGTGGCAACCTGCTAAGAAACTGTTCGGCAGTCTCTTCTCTTTTAAATAAATCTATCTCTGATTGATTTACAGGTTGCTTTCTAGCTATCATTAGTTACTCTTACTGTTGTTCTTGAGGGAGAGGATTGTTTCCAGTAAAGTTGCTTTCCCCTGCAACTGGCGTAGCTCCAACTCCGATGTCGCCACTACCAACCCCCTGAACACTACCGTCTGTTGGTGTTTGACCCATTCCTCCAGAGCCTGCCATGCTTGGGGGTTGTTGATCAGGGGTTTCAGTCTGCTGTAATTCATTTAAACCTCTTAATATTTCTGCAAATACTTTTGCTTGGTTTTCATCGTTTACAAGACTGTCAGGATCTATATCTTGTGCTATTGCCAACTCTCTAATTAAGTTTGGTATCTTTACAAAAGGTGCAAGCATAGGATTAGATACAGTCTGTAACAATGCTGTGAGACGTTGACTGCGTACTTCTTTTTGCATAACTGCTGCAGTGCCACGTGGTTTAATTTCTAAATCCCCTATGATATCAGGGGAATTGTCATTGAATTGCATGTTCCACTGAAAGTATGCTTCTCCTAAAGGCTTGAGAAGATAGTCGTCTATATTTTTTATTACTGTTTTCATGGATAGATTTGCACCACCCATAAGCATTGATAGTCCTGCAGCCGTTCTACCTGTACCACTTACTCCTGTTTGTCCGTGCATAATAGAAGGTATGCCTGTCTCTTCGTCTGCAAGTTGTCGTGATAGTTGATACATCTGTATATTTTCAGGTGCAGTGTTTGGAAACTTTAGTCCGTTGATTGCTGTGCCAGTTACACCAGACTGCCGTCTGAATATTTTACCGGGGAATATATCCATGTTTTGACCGGGTACTAAGCTTGCTTCGTCTACATCAAATACAAGATTACCTGCTAATGCTAAGTTATCTATAGCCATTCTCATATGACCATTCATAAGTAACTGTGCATCTTCCATGTTTTCTGGAACACCTGTACCAAATATTTGATACGGATTTATTTCGTATGGAACTACATGAAACGGTATTCTTGCAGGTGTAAATGGATTAAGAACAAATCTTATAACTTCATTACCACACACCCAGACGTTAACTTGCAACTGATCCATGCTAGTCATGTCTTGATCTATCAGACCACCTGCACCATCAACAAATGATTTATCCATGATACCCCAGTACTCTAATACTTCGTATCTATTCTTGTTATAGTTTGGCTCTGTTTCGTCATCACGAATTGTATCTTCGTAATATTTATCTTCGTAATTAGGTCCTAGTGCTATCACATTGTCAATAGCTTCTATATTAAAGTACGGATAAGTAGCTAAATTACGTAGTTGTTGCCTATTCATCCTATGTCTTTGGATAACATATTCACAATCCTCCGATTTTATAGCCGATGGATCTGGAAAGAAATCCCAACACGATACTGCTTCAATTTCAGGACATAACACTTCGCTAGGAGCGTATGTTTTTTCACCCATATCATTTTTGATCCATCTGTGTAAACGTTTGGTTTTTAACATGGGACCTTTGATAATACCTGTTCCAAGAAGTATTTGCTCAAACAATGCAGTACGTAGCACGTTGACTGCACCTGTGTCGGTGAGTTGATCGTGTATTTCCTTTTCCATGTTTAATGCTGCTTCTTGTGCAGGATTTATTTGAGGTTCACCTAGCTTTGCAGGACCTTCTGCAAGAGGTGTTCCTTCATACTTTTCTTGTAAACCACCCAAAAAATCCATAGATCCGGGTTGAACTTGTCTGCCATCTCCGGGAAACCCATAAGGATCTAACGGTTGTTCTGCTTGATCTAAGGGTGTTTCCATATGAGCAAACTCTGCTATACCTTCAGGAACAGGAGTAGACTCCACAACAATAGGAAACTTTTTGTTCGCAAAAAGAATGTCAGTTATCTGTCCAAACGCTGCAAGCACTTTAGTTTTTGTTATTCTTAAAAATACTTTTGAGCGTTCAGAGTCTCTGTACTGAGTTGTTGAGTCGTAGATACCTCTGAAGTTTTTGTAAGCTTTAAGCCACCGTTGTTCATGAGTATATCGACCATCTTCAGCACTTTGAAACTTGTCTTTCACATAGCCAACTATCCCCTGTAATTCTTCTTGGGGATCTTCTATTGGTGCTACGGTATCGTCAGGTGGTTGCAAGAAATTATCAGCCATTGATATATACCTTAATTAGAAGTAATTTTTATCGTCAGCCATACTAAATAAAGAAGCTTCAACAGTAGGCTTTGTTTGCTTCTTTGGCATATCCATTTGTAAGACATCTTGGGTTACTGCTGTTGTAAACTCAAGACTTTCTCTATGTAGCCTATCAGAGCCTTGAGCATCGTTAACTGATACTTTATCTGAACCCATAATGTAGGCTGCACCTTGATTTAAACTATCTGCCATTTTTATCTCCTTTGAGCTAGTAGTTCGTTTATTTGTTGATCCAACGATAGTTGGCTCTTTCTTTCAGCTTCTCTGCCAAAACCTTCACTTTGTTTCTTTAAATTCATTTGTTTTTGTATTGCTAATTCATCATCCACTTGTGGAGAAACTTGCTGTCTATACTGTTGTTGGTCAGCTTTATCTTGCATAATTTGTTGATCAGCATTTATCATTTCTTTAGTTTTAAATGGTCTGTTTGGATCACCAGTTAATGTGGCATCTGCAACGTCTGTCGTACCGAATGTTCCTTTCACAGCTTCAGGACCTAATTCTGCAGCCATTTGGATTCCCGGATCAAGAAACTTTGCTCCTGCTTCAACTCCTGCAGCAACATTAGGTCCTAGTAAATCACTAGCTCCTTTTCTCATGCGAGATTCAAAACTATCATCACCACCTTCTTGTGCTGCTATATTGGCAGCTTGTGCTGTGGTGAAATCTTCTTTTATAAATTGAGTTCCGTATAATAACCCACCTATACCTAAGAATTTACCAAATAGTTTTGTATTACCTAATTTTTCTTTTAATATTTCTTTAGATTTGTTTAATTCTTCTTTGCTCAAATCTTTGTCTATCTTTTCTTGGTTTGCTTTTAACTCTTGTCTTTTTTGTTTTTTAAGATCAGCCTTTTCAATTTCAAAATCTACATCTGCTGCAAGATTTTTACGTTTTTCTGCGACTAATTTTGGCTTGAGTTTTTCTTTTTCAAGTTCTGCTTGTATTTTTCCTAAATCTGCTTTTTCAGTTCTTTCACCTAACTCTGCTCTTCGTGTAGTTTTTCTCTCTTCTATTAAACCTAGATCTCTATCATCAAGTTCTCCCTTTACTCTTACGTCAGAAACAATATCTTGTTCTTTTGGTATGACGTTTATTCTAGGAGAACCTTCACTTGTTAAATCTGGCAAGTCTATATCAAGTTCACCTGCAAGTTCATTTATACTGTCTAATTCTAAAACCTCTCCATACATATTTTGAAGAGCTATTAAAGCAACTTTAGGTGTAGGACCTGTTTTATCTAATATAGGAGATAAGTAACGATCCTGAGTCATCTTAGATAGTGTATCAGTTATTTGATCATATTTTGTATGACCCATTATCTGACTTACATATTTACCTTGTCCTAATTGTGTGGCTATTATAGAAGGGATTATCTTTCTAAAGTCTTTAGATCCTTTTATCTCTCTTCCCATGCTCGTTACAAAATCTGAAAACTTAGGTTTTACATGCTTTCTAACAGCAACACTCATATCATTTGCATCAACGTCACCAAATAGGTATTCGCCACCTTTTATTTGTTGATTTTTTAATATAGATAAAGCAACTTCAGGAAGCTCAACTGGATTTCTTATTTTGTTAACCCTTTTCCATTCTTCGGATATAGCTCCTGTTTGAAAGTCTATATCTTCTGCTTTCAAGCTAGTTATTTCTGAAGGTCTTAATGGAACAAGAGCATTAAATGCTACTGCAGCACGAGTATCAGCATCAGGTATTTCAGATATCCCTAAAGCTATATTTTTTAAAGAAATTTCACCTTTAGGTATTTTCTTAAATTTATCCTCTCGTCTTGGTTGTTTAAACGTTTCAGGGTATTCAGCCAACAGGTCAGAAGATTTTTGTAAAAATCCATCTGCACCAAACACTTTTATGAACGGAAAAGCTTGTTTAGTTCTACGTTCATATTTAGTTCTTAAATCATTTTCTACAACACCCAATTCTACAAAAGTATTAGCACCTCCTGTGCCTGTTTTACCTTTCACAGCTTCTGCCAACTTTAAAGATGTTTCTTCGTTTTGAAACACAGAAAAAGGAGAGTCTAAACTAATCCCTGCCTTCTCTAAATTTTTAAGCACAGGATTAGGTCTAGTTGTTTCAACTTTTGTTTTAGGATTTTTAGTTACTTTTATGTCTCTACCAGTAATCTTAAAGGCATCACGGATAGTTACATTCTCATCTAGTTTTATTTCGTCTGCCATCTGTTAATATCCAAATGTTTGATCGCTTGTTTGGTAGACTTGATTCTTGATACCACCAAGAGCTTTATGTATCGACACATACCCTGTCATCCTTGTCATTAGCATATATCGTAGTGCATCGTATGCGTGATCTTCTGCCTTTGTGTCCACATCTTCTGCATTTGTCTTGCTAAGAGGTATACCTGATAATTGTTTGATGAGGTTGACACAGTTCGGAAATATTCGTATTCTAGGTTCGTCTGTTCGAGGGTCATCGGCAAGCCTACGATGTATTTCCATTTTGCCTTGAAGTCGGTTTCTATCCGATGGCATCCAACGCACTCCACATCTCATCATTGTCTCTGCTATGGAAGGACCAAAGCCTGTCTTGTTCCAACACGATGAGTCAAGTACTGTATAGTGAGGAGTCGGATCTTCTTGTTCTACTTGTAGTATTCTATCTGCTAATTGCTCTGCTGTCAACTGTTTTACATACAGTTCACGATAAACCCATATATTGTTATCCCAGTCAATAGCACCCCACAGGACACAAGAAGGACTCGCATACCCATAGTCAGCGGCACGTATTCTTGGGAAGTTCGGTGGAAGGTCAAAATTCGGAACCACATGTTTACCTCTACTAAATTCAGGAAAGGCTGCACCTTCCGTTACTTCCCAGTCACCTTCAAGAAGTCGTTTACGTTCAACTTCAGGCAAGGATCGTAGCATTGCTTCGTATTGTCCGTCAGCTAACAAGTACGGATTGTCAGTCAAACGTGCAGGTATGAACCTACGATAAAAGAGTGGCTCACCTTGCTTTTCGTGTCCTTGCGGCCACAAGAAAGGTTTGCCTGTTTCAATGTCTATTGCAGGAAAAGTCGAGTTGTGTTGAGATGGATCGATATACATCTTCTTGACCCACCAACCTCCGACTCCTCCGGGGTTTGCTGTACAACGCATGTACAGATGCTTTTGCAGTTCAGGATCAGTTGCTCTAA